AGCCCTTCCAGAGTTTTCACTGCCCCGAACTTTTGGTAGGAGACACAAGCCCTGTTCAACACGTTTATCTGAGTCTGTCGCATCCACATTCTCAAGGGGTGGGTTATGCCCCCGTTTAACATTCTGTCGCTGAAAACAAAAAAGCCACTTAAAGAACCCCCCCTGTCGCTCCCCTGTAGAACAGGGAGGGAGAGTTTTCTAAATGGCTTTATATTCCGAGCGACCAGAATTGTGTTCATTCTAATTAACCTTGTTTGGGTTTGTCAAGGGGGCATTTTATACAAGGGGCTTTTTTAGCCTGGCAAACGCCCAGCACCTCACAACGGGTTTTCACCCACTGGGTCACTGGGGGCTTTTTCACTTGGGGGCTAGACATAAGCCAACCAATAAAAGGCAACAAAAGACATAAAAAGGATAGTAGCCCACTGGAAAACAAAAAGGGCTAGTAGACCCTTGTCCAGGGGCGTGTGCACATGCGTGGGGTCTGATAGGTGCATGTCACCCTGACCCTTGAAGGCATCCCAGAGGGTTCGTGGATAGCTTAGGTGTGTCCAGTTATGGTCACTGGGGGCTTGTAGTTTAATCATGGGTTTCAATCCTCACTAGAATATCGGTTATTGTGGCTTCGAGCTTGTTAGCATCGAAATAGTCGTCACTGTCCCCCTCTTGCAGCATATTTAGCATGTGCACCAATACAGCGTACATATTGGGGGCTTCCTCTAACATCTTGTCAAACTCTTTTGTAAAGGGTTCAGGGGCTTGGAAAATACTGTTTTTCATACGGTCACCTCTTGAACTGGTTTATCGGCTGACATCATGGGGCACATAGAAAAGCTGCCCCAAGGTTTAAACTGCTCTACACCTTCCCAAATACTAATGCGATAGGTTTTGACCTGGTTATCCATTTTGTCAAATGATTTAAGGGTTTTAGCAGTACGTGAAATGATTTTGTAATCAAGTACACAATCATAGTCACCAGGTGAGCGAGTGCGGTAAGTTTTACCCGTTTCAAATTTAATCATACTGCCCCCTCATTGATAATTTGATACATGTTCCAGCCACATGTCACCACATGGTCACCATTATTCAACAGCTCTTGAATCATACTTCTATCAAACTGATGCCAACCCTCCCAGTCGGCTCTCTCTCTTAATACCTCACTCCAGCCCCTCAGCTCTTGCTTGGCATGGTAAGCGATTAAAGGGTTATAGTTTTGCATGGTAGGACTCCATTTAAGTTAATAAAACGATACTTGAGTAAGTATCCTATAGAGCACTGTCACTGCTCTATAAGTAATTACTCTGCTGTCACTGGTTCAACAGCTCTGCCAGCCTTTAGAATCTTTTCAGCCGTGCCAAATATCCTCTGAGCTGTTTTATCCCCTATTTCATTACCAGCAAGCCAGTGCTGTATATATCCTCTGCTCTCATGTAATCCTGGTAATCCTAAAATACTGCAACAAATATAAGCTACTGACTCAGCCTCTACTTCCCTTATATCCCTTGGTGTTGTCTCACTGTCTGACATGGTATGTTCAACAGTGTGACCAAGAACCACATGTGCCAGCTCATGAAAACGTGTTTTATGTGGAAGTTCAGCCACTGGATTCACTGCTATGTTTTTACCAGTTGCATACCCTTGACTGTTGCCATCAGGACAGTTAAAAGTCACCTCAGTGATACCAAGAGCTGACAATGCTAAGTTTTTATCCCACTCTGGTGTTTTAACTTCATTCACAAATTCTTCACCCTCGGTCTGGCTGAGAGTAAACCAGTTAGCACGTACAGTGAAGAGCTGAAACACTTCACCAGTCTTTGCACCAGCATCGTCTTTTTTGTTGATTGTCACGGGCATGCAGAGAGTGATAGCCTTTTCACCTTTTTTGACCTGTCTGCCTAGTGTCTGCCACTTTTTGTATGTAGCGATAGGTGACAGCTCAATATCACGTGCCTGGCACTGAGACCAAGCCCATAACTGGTTAGCAACAGAGTAATTATGAAATACCGTGTAAGCACTTGAAATGATGCCTGGTTTGTTGACAGCGTCAGAAAGCAGAGCTGACCATGCGATAGTTTTATTTTCCATGTGGTAGGACTCCAATAGGGTTAATGAAATATGTTAATTGCTTAACATGTATGTATTATAAGATTATAACGATATAAGTCAATAGCAAGTTGACAATTATTTTGATATATAAACCCTAGTAGAAGAAAGTATTAAGTGGGTATTTATAGAATACGTGTATACTTATATAAAAGAGAGAATGTATTTGGGTGTCATTGTATTTATATATATAGCATCATGTGAGCCAGTCAATGGGTTTCAATGGGGGTAGTCCACATCCCGTGCCCCTATAAATATAAAAGGGACTGGTGTGCCTGGCGTGTGATGGCGTGTGAGAGCACCCTAGTGCACCAGTATCACATCACATATGGTTAGGGGTTGGGCACGTGACAAAGCCATGCACGTTGTTGTAGTGCGCTTGGTTCATGCTGTTGGGCATAGGGCATAGAAAGGTGTGCACTCCACATCTCGTCCCCCCCAAAAAGATTTATGTTTCTGGCAGCAGTTGCCATTTAGAGCTATACAAGGTTGTACTTGCATAGCTCTTTTTTTATCTATATACTAGAGTTATAAGTAGAGGTGATATTATGATGACTGAATTAGTAGTAGAAGATAAAGTATCTTTACCTAAGCCGAGGGTGGTGTATGCGTATCCTTATGAGGACATGGGTGTGGGGGATAGTTTTGTAGTTCCTGTGGAGGCAAGACAGAAGGTTCTTAATGCCAACTACAGGGCGAGTAAGAGATTAGGGCTGAGGTTCACGAGTAGGACCGAGGGTGATGTTGTAAGGGTCTGGAGGGTTGCATGAAGACAGAGGATTTGATTAGGGGTTTGAGGGACTTGATAGCTGACATACAGAGTGTTCCTGACTTGCAAGAGGAGGTACAGGCGTGTCGGTTGTTGTTGAGGTTTTTGGAGGACACATTTGTCTAACTTGTTGTGGGAAGATGAGGAGCAATTAAGAGCACTCTGTAGAGAGCTTTGGGTTCGTCTGTCCTTGTCCAACAAAGAGAAAGAGATATTGGTTGCGGAGGCTTTGGATTATGGGTTTAGAGAAGGGTACGCAAGAGCAGTTATACAACTCTCGTATGAAACTAAAGAAGGAGATGCAACGTGCTATCTCTTGCATTAAGCCTTCTGCCAAACGGAAGTTAGTTGCTGAGTGGAAAGAGATTTACTCTGAGTTGTTTTACAAAGAGTTATTGGCGTGTGCTAAAAACAAGCCTGTGAAGTTTGACATAGCCAACTGGACAGATGAAAGAATGGGTAAACCCTGATGAACTTTAATTTAAAGAACTTCTACAAGTTCTGTAGTGAACTCAAGATTGAGACCAAGGAAGAGGGCTTGAAGAAGATGGGTACGCTTCTGGGCACTCAGACGTATGTCATGGAAGAGATGAAGAAAGGCTTAGAAGAAGATGTTCACTTCTTTGTTATTCTCAAGGGTAGGCAGTTGGGTATCACAACGGTATCCCTTGCCTTGGATTTATATTGGCAGTTTACACACCCAGGGTGGCAAGGCACTTTGGTTGCCGACACGGAAGAGAACAGGGACATGTTCAGGTCAACACTGGCAATGTATATTGAGGGTCTTCCCAAAGAATATAAAGTTCCTGTCATTGCACATAACCGTAACCAGATGGTGCTCAAGAACAGAAGCCGAATCTTTTACCAAATCGCTGGTAACAAATCTAGGTTGGGGCAAGGAAAAGCTATCACTTACCTACACGGTACAGAGACTGCCTCTTGGGGTAACGAAGAAGGCTTAGCATCCTTGATTGCTTCTCTAGCTGAGAAGAACCCTGAAAGACTCTACATGTTTGAGAGCACAGCTCAGGGCTTCAACATGTTCCACGACATGTACAAGACGGCTAAGAGAGCCAAAACACAGAGAGCAATCTTCTGTGGGTGGTGGAGGAACGAGTTCTATTCTGTCTCTGCCGACTCCAACATCTACAAAGTTTACTGGGATGGGAAGTTGACAGGTGAGGAGAAGGAGTGGGTCAGGGACATCAAGAAGATGTATGGGGTAGAGATTAACAGTAGGCAGATGGCGTGGTGGAGATGGAAGTTATCTGAGGGCATCAAAGACGAGAGCTTGATGTATCAGGAGTTTCCTCCTACTGAGGACTATGCTTTTGTGATGACGGGTACTAGCTTCTTTTCTAACTCCAGATGTACAGAGGCTGCCAAACTAAGTAAGAAGATTATCTATGACGGTTACCGTTACGTGTTCGGTCAGTTGTTCCAAGACACCGAAGTGCTCAAATCCACAGAACGACTGTCCACTCTTAAAGTGTGGGAAGAGCCAGTCGATACTGCCTACTATGTCATTGGAGCTGACCCTGCTTACGGAAGCTCAGACTGGGCAGACAGATTTTGTATTCAAGTGTTCAGATGCTATGCTGATGGTCTCGACCAAGTAGCGGAGTTTGCTACTAGCGAGATGAACACCTATCAGTTTGCTTGGGTCATTGCCCACCTAGGCGGTGCTTACAAGAACTCGACTCTTAACCTTGAGATTAACGGTCCAGGTCAGGCGGTCATCAATGAACTAAAGAACCTTAAACGCATGGCTGCCAACACAGGTGGGGACTTGGGGCGTGGGTTAGAAGATGTTTTGGGAAGCATGACCAGTTACATCTGGAGAAGGAACGACTCGATGAGTGGTCCAGGTAACTCCATGTACTG